ACCTATCTCCTGATGGTATACGTTTACTTAGTGCTACTGATCGTATTGGTGACCTTGCTCTTGACATTGCATCTGATCCAATTTATAAGGATGCTAACGAGTTTATCTCACAGACAGATGTGTTCTGTTCTGTATTAGTTAGAGGTAAATCCCAGTATAGACTCTTTGCATATATACCTACAGTACAGGCAGGTAGTGCGTCAGGTCTGATAGCAACTAAATTTGTAGCCCAAGGTGGTAGTGGTATAGCTTGGTCAACAACAAAAGGACTAAAAGTAAACGTAGCAGATAGTACATACTCAGGCGCACAAGAGAGTATTATGTTTGGTAATGATGATGGCTTCTGTTATAGAATGGACTCAGGTAATTCTTTTGATGGTAGTTCTATAGAGTCAATATACGAATCTCCATTTATGCCAATTACAGATCCACAGATACGTAAAACTATGTATAAACTAACTTTGTACGCACAACCTACAGGTACAATGAATGTAGATATAAACTTTAAGATAGACTTTGATGCAGGTAATGATCCAAGTGTTATACAGCCTCCAACTATAACAGTTTCTTCAGCATCTGCAGGGGGAGGTATAAGTTTATTTGGTGCATCTACTTCAGTATATGGAGGTGCAGGTGTTACTTATGGTGGTGTTCTAGATCAAATATATAAAGAAAACTTAATAGGATCATTTAAAACAATAGCAATGCGTATTACAGATAACTCAACAAATCCAACCTTTACTCTTGACACAGCAGTGCTTGAGTACAGACAACATGATAGGCAGTAACAATGGCAGGTTATACAAGACAGGCAGCAGCTAATATTACCACAGGAAGTGTTATTGACGCTGATGATTTTAATGATGAGTACAATCAGGTACAGTCAGCATTTAATGCTAGTACTGGTCACACCCATGATGGTACAGCATCAGAGGGCGCACCTATTGAAAAGATAGGCCCATCGCAGGATGTGGTATGTACAGCATCAGTGCTTAGACCTAAAACAACTAATACAATAGATTTAGGTACAGCGTCTTTACAATACAAGGATGCTTTTTTTGATGGAACAATAAGAACGGATAGTCTTACAGTAGATGAAAATGTTGTAATAACAGGTAATCTTAACGTATCTGGAACTCTTACTGATGGCGGTAGTGGTACACAAACTGTGGCAAGAACCTCAATATCTGCAGGTACTGGCATATCTTACAACAACAGCACTGGTGTCATCACTTGTACTATTGATAGTCCTGCAGAAGTTGGGCTAGGTAACCTATCTAACAATGGTAACAATCTGTCTGGTGCTTTTACAGCAACAGGTAACATCACAGCGTTTTCAGATGAGAGATTAAAAGAAAACGTACAAACTATTGAAGGTGCGCTGGACAAAGTAACACAAATGCGTGGTGTTATGTATGACAAAGACGGTGAGCGTGGCACAGGTGTCATAGCTCAAGAGATGCAACAAGTTATGCCAGAGGTTGTACAGAATGGTGAGTATCTATCTGTGGCGTATGGTAACATAGTGGGTGTACTTATTGAGTCCATCAAAGAATTAAAAGCTGAAATCGAGGAACTAAAGAATGGCTCTTCAGACTAGCGGTGCTATAAGTCTAAACAATATGCATGTAGAAGTAGGAGGTAGTAACAATACTACCTGCTCTCTTAACGATTCAGACATACGTTCGTTAATTGATAGAGGTGCTAATACTCAACAATCTTTTAACGAGTATTATGGTAAATCAAACGAAATACAGATGACATCTGGTGGTACTGTAAACGGTCAGGCTCAGAGACAACAAATATCAGCATCAAGTTTTATTTCTTCAGGAGGTACATTACGTATTCCTTCTAGTATGTGGGTTTGGTCAGACAGTAGAACAGTAGCAGCACTGACTGTGGATATACCTTGTACAATTATAAATGATGGTAAAATTATAGGTAAAGGTGGTCAGGGTGGTTCTGGTCTTAGAGTAAAAAACTTACCGCATCCAACCACTAGTGCTTACAACTCTGGTTACAGCACAGTTAATTTAGGTACTGGCTCAGATGGTGGTCCTGCTATTAACGTTACATCTTCAGGAGTAACTATTATAAATAGCTCTGGTGCTTATATTGCTGGTGGCGGTGGCGGTGGTGGCGCTGGTGGTGTTGAACCAATGAATACCGCTGCAGGAGGTGGTGGTGGCGCTGGTGGTGCAGAAGGTGGTTACAGAGTTGGACCAGGTTCTTTTAATGATGGTAAAGGTTCTGGATGGCCTAATTATACTACAAATGGACCTCAATATTCTACTTTTGGTATATATGGAACCAACAACGGCAATGGTCCTGGACTTGGTTATGGTGGTGAACTAAACCAAAGAGGATGGGGGGTTAGTACATCCCTACACTCATCTGGTGGTTATTATACTTGGACAAAAAACTATACTCATGGTTATGCTGGTGGTCCAGGTGGTCCTGCTTCAGGTGAGGATCAAACATCTATGACTGGACAGGGTGGTGGTAGAATACTTCCAGGCTCTAGGGCAAATTCTCCTAATTATGGCTCTAGTGCTACTACTTCTTACGGTGGCGCAGGAGGAGAAGCTGGTGGTAATGGCAACTCCGCTGGTGGTTATGGAGGTTCTTCTGGCGGTGGTGGTGGCTGGGGTTCTGCTGGCGGCACAGGTTACAGAGGTGCTTTTACAAGTGTACAATGTCAAGGCGGCAACGCAGGAGCAGCTATAACAGGCACGTCAAGAACACTTAGCAATAGCGGCACAATTTATGGTGGAACATAATGAGTAGATACATATACGCTGAAACTGCATATGATACTATAGATGAAGTTGAAGCTGCAGTCACAGCTATGAAAACAAGATTAGATAATAACCCTACTGATTGGTGTGTTGTGAAGCCTATGATAAACCCCAGAACAATAAAAATATCTACTGGGGATGTGATTGGCTATGACTCAGGTGACCCTTTAACTGATGCAAAAATAAACGCATTAGATAATTCTGATAAGGTGTATAATGTTTTCTCTGTTTATGAGGGTGATAATTTTACAGAAGTTTCAGAAGCTGCAGTTGCTGGGAAAGTAAGAGCAATGAGAACAGGTTATGCAACATGGCTAAACTTAACTAAATACTTTGATAGTCAAGTAGAAGAAGGTCAAGCTTTAATTACTTATAACGTAACGAACGAGGATATGTCTGGTTATGTCTAATATTACACCAGAAGAATTAGAAGCTATGCTAGATCGTGCAGCAAAGCGTGGTGCTAAGATGGCACTACGTGAAGTAGGACTGCATGATGATGATGCTCGTAAAGATATAACAGAAATGCGTAACTTACTAGAAGCATGGCGTGACACACGTAAAGGTGTGTGGTCAACTATGGTCAAGATGTCAACTGTAGCAGTAATAACATTCATTGCCGCATCATTGTGGATGCAAATAGGGAAATAAGATATGGCTAAAAAATTTACAGGGTTCAAGCCTGAGACAATGCAAAATAAGATACTCCCAGCACTAGGCTACAAAGGGGCAATGGATCAAAAGTCTATCAATGCTTTCCTAGCAGCTAGTCCTGCAGCAGCAGCTAAGATGGGTAAGTATACTATGATAGCTAGGCAGATGGTAGAGGGTAAACCTGTTGTAAATGCTAATACAGGTTTTAACTTTCAAGCAGGTTTTGATCAAGCCAAGAAAGACACTATGATGGATCTTGGTAAGATACCACCAGATCAAGACTATAATAATAGGTTAGCAGATAGGGCTGATAGATCACAGGCTGCAATGAAAACTATAGGCAAGGATATTTTTGGAAGAGATGCATCCCCTTCGGGTGGAGGTCGTACACCAAACCCAGTTACAGGAGTTTTGCCAAGACCAAGTGATCTTGGTGGTATTACTACACAGACTAGTGGAGGTACTTCTGGTAACGTAAACACCACTGCTCCAACCAGAGGAGGTGGTGGTATGCCTAGTGGTGCAAACTTAACTACACAGATAGCACAAGACCCTACTAAACCTGTGACTGTAGCTAATGTTGTAACTGGTGATGGTGGTCCAGCAACACAAATAGCAACAAATACAGGACAAGCAGGTGCAGCAAATCAAGCACAAATAACTACAGCAGGGGCAGCCCAACAAGCAGCAGCACCAACTACTACACCTGCTTCTCAGATGACAGCAGCACAATCACAAGGCACTATGCAGAACGCTTTGTCTGGTATGTCGGGAGATCAGGGGCAAATTAGCGCACAGTCTTTGATGGATGCTGCACAAATGAACCCACAAGATGCTGCATCCTTAGACTTAGAAGCAGCACAACTAGGACAAGCACAAACAGTACAGGCTCCAACTCCATTACAAGTTTCACAGGATCAACTAATAGATGGTTCTGCTGTAAATCAAGGACAGGTAGATACTACCCTAGCGAAAGCTGAAGCTGCTCTTGTACAAGATGAGATGGCTGATTTGATGCAAGACTTTCAAGGTGGTAACACACCTGTATGGGCAGCAGGGGCTATGAGAGCAGCTAACGCAGCTATGGCTGCACGTGGATTGTCATCTTCTTCTATGGCAGGTATGGCTATAACACAGGCAGCTATGGAAGCAGCCTTACCTATCGCACAGATGGATGCATCCAACAAACAAGAAATGGCTGTAATGAAAGCAGAGCAACGTGCTAAATTTATGGGCATGGAGTTTGATCAAAACTTTCAAACCAAAGTGAAGAATGCTGCACGTATATCTGAGATAGCTAACATAAACTTTAGT